ACCCTCGATAGAAAGGTCACTATCTTTGTCAATCGTCTTTCCACCCCTGGTGCGGTGGGCAAATAAGGTGCCGTCGGCGCATACCAGGGCAAACTGGCGGATGGCCAGGCCATTGGCTTCGCTTTCAAGAAGCACAAAATCAAAGCGGGTCTGTGTTGACAGTGGATGACTTGTTGCCGCTACGGGCTTAAGGAAAGCGTTGACAATATTGGCCATGGTGTCTCCCGGCGCCGGGTCGGTACCGCTGGTGCCAAAGGCGACGCGGTTTACACCAAGACCTGCTTCGCCGCCGATTAACCGGGCCATGATACCACGACCGGCATCAACGACAAGGTTTTGGTCTTCCCAGTCCTCCACGATTTGCCCCCGGCGCTTGATGCGCAGGCGCAGAACACCGCGCACAGGGGCCTGTTCCTTGAAATTTAATACTAATGGCAATCTAAAAACCTCCTTTCACTTTATACTGCAATACGCCGGTAGCCCCGGCGGGCTACCAGGCGCAATTCTTCGGGCAGGGTGGCCGGGCGACGCAGCATGGTGCCGTCATGCAGACCTCCGGATACACCGTACCGATCCAGTCCGTCGCGCAAGGCGGCCAGGTCTCCATAGCGGGCGCGGGCTTCCAGGTACCGCTTGCCGCCGTCGTGAAGCCACGCGGCGCCATGGAGAGCAAAAGGCTTGCGCAAGGCATTGCCCAGGTGGCGCCACCGCGAGCCGCCGGCATCATGGCGGGCACGGGTACCGCCGTAAAGATAGTAACCCGTTGCCGTATCGCTTACAGACATCATTATCTGAACCGGCAGGGGCAGCTCTCCGGGGGCGGACGCATGGTATAAGCGGCCATTATAACGTCCACCAGTCCAGGAATAGGAGCCCAGACGATGAACCGAATGGCTGTCGTGCCGGGCCTGATCCGGCGCACCGTGTTGCAGCCGGTAGCCAGGATAACCATCCATCGCCAGGACTACTTTGGCGCTTGCGGCTGCCTGGTCGACCGGCAGAGGAAGAAAGTCGCTATTGATAACCTGCACACTAAAAACCGGTGCCTCAAGGGATGCCGGGCCGGGACCATGTTTGACGTCAGAGTCACGGTAGAAAAAGCGGCCATTCCTCGCCTTTAGGCTGACGGACTGGCGGTCTACCAGATCCAGCGCCACGCCGAGCGGCCCAGCCTGCTCCTGGTAACTCCGTCCATACCGGCTCCGCCCATCCCGGCGGGGGCCAAGAAGACGGGACAGGTGGCTGCCGTATTGAGATTTCCCTGCCCGTGGCGGCGCCGGCCGGTGCTCTACCCCGGAGTGATAACGCAGGCTGCCTCCCCGGCCCGGGGAAATACCCGGCCCATGGGCGAGAAACATGCCATTAAAGCGATCCGCAAGATTGACACAAACAAGCGGCGCCATTCCCTCCGCCGTCCCGGGGGGCTGATCCGCCAGGCTAAAAAAACAACAGCTTGATAAACGTTCGAGGGCTGCCGCTGCGCCGTAGCGCAGGCCCAGGCGGGGCCAAACCGCATGACTCGCCAGCAGGCGCTGGGAATCCGACACTTGCAGAACCATGCTCAGGGAGGCCGCTTCATCCTCGCAATGGTGGAGCCTGGTCGCACCTGGCGCCAGCTTGTTGTGCAAAAGAGCGCGGTTATAAGAAAACCTGGCATCATGCTGGGGCGCTGCTAAATACTGCACTAAGCCGGTATGCCGGAACCCGGCGCGCAAAAACAAATCAGTTGGATTCAGCGCAGTAACAATCAAGCTTCCGTCAGTCACCGGCGGGATGTTATCTGTCATCGGCAGCACCAAATCCATCCCGGACAGGGCCATGTGGGCAGGCTTAATCTCTTCCACTAACCGGATGATCTCCTTCCGGTCAGCAGGCAAGAAATCCCGAAAGTCAGAAATACCAATTTTCAGCCGGAACATTGCCCACTGGGCGCCGGTACGGCAAGCTGTTGCGTGACTCTTGTTGCCATCGTAGATTGGTAGAGGCGATACACTCCTAAAGAGTTCATCAACAAAAGCAGGAAACCCCAGCGCAGCTATTACTTCCTGTAAATCAACCGGGCGTGCTCCGACTAAGTTCGACAGCCTTGCCAAGACCCTGGCGCGTCGTATTTCCAGCGATACACCAGTGCTAACAGGCAGACCACAGATTTCCTCCCAGTACCGCAGCCCCCAGGTAGCCGTAGATACTGATAATTGAGCCTCGATATCCGCAAGTATAGCATCCAGATTATCCAGCTCTATCCCCTTGGCATTAATATGGGCTTGAAATACCTGGCTGTCCTCGTAGTACCTGGGAGAGTATGACATCATCTTTTTTCCATGGGTAGAGGTTATCATGTCAATGAGATCACTCCCTTTATGACCTTTGCGTCATCGGCTATAGTTATATTTGCTATGCCGCCATTTACAAGCAGGTTAGAGTAGTCAGCTACACCAGGTGTATTAAATATAGCATTGCCTATGGCCGCATAACGCACGTCATCACCTATCTTTAGTCCTTCCAAAAGTGCTCCGATGGCATTTTCCACACTGTCCCGAACGGCGGCCTGGTCATAGCCAGTAGCGTAAGTTAGGGTTACTGCGACATCTATGGATACCACTGTCGGCGCCATAACTGTCACATTTGCTCCTGTCGGAGCTTTGCCTTCGCCCATGCCTGGAGTAGGGGAGATATAATCCTGCACTTGCTGGACTAAAGTGGGAGTGGCCGGTGCCCCCGTGCTGTCCGTGATTATAACTTTTACCGTCCCCGGACCATTCCAAAGCGGGATGCAGATTGCATCGCCAACTCCGGCCACCTCTTTGGCCCACAGGACGTAGCTGTTCTTGTTGCCTGTTTCATTCGGTTTCTGGGTTTTCTCAAGGTAGCGAGCAATTAAATCCTCATCGCTTTCTACCGGCGTACCTCCACTGGTAGGCTCGGGATTATTTACTGCCGTCACACCGGAGATTGGTTTCATAAGCTGATTAATTGCCCCCGCTGGCACGTTTCCAGCAGTGCCAGGCTCAGCCGCCTCGACACTCACCAACACCGTCCCACCGGCGTCAATGCTGGCCTGGGCGGTTGAAATAAACTCGATTGCCGGCGTTCCGGTGGCCATGTCGGCTGCTGTTGAAAAGCTGGTACCTGCCGGAATAACCGTGGATGGCTTACCAGTAACTTTCACCTGGCCGATTGCTTTTACCGCCGGCTTCCGTGTTATCCTTCGATCTACAGCCCGGATATCTACATAGGCTCCATAACTGTACTGTATGAATGCCCGCTTCAGGATTTCCGCAGCCTCCAGTTTCATCTGCGCAATCTCAGCAGCCACCGGCGCCAAGGCATCCCATATATATGAGCCCTCACTGGCATCCACATCTGAAGGTAGCCTGGATATTAATCGGGCCAGGATCGCTTCCTCAGTTTCATCCTGAAGAAAATCAGGCAGTGTAATATCGCCCAACTTAAACCACCCCTTGCGCATAACTGGAAACTATAACCTTGTCACCCTGTACGGTTGTTATATCGCAGGTGAAATAAACTGCGGCTTCCTGCCACTCAAAAACAAAGTTTTCCACAGCGGCTGTTCGCGGGTCTACCATAAGGGCCTCGGTGGCCATGCGTTTTATCTCGCTTTCAATGGCTTCCCGTGAAAGCCCACGACCAATAAGATCTTCAAATTCGCTGCCGTAATTTCGGCTGTAAATCAAATAACGGTAGCGGGGTGTTAATAACGCTTTTTTACACCACTCAATATAAGCGTCTAGCCCGGTGGTTTCAGCCACCTTACCGGTAGGTGTTTTAACGAAATCGCCCTTGTCAAAGTCAAACTGCCAGCTCTTACCGAATTTAACCTTGAGGGATTGGGTTTCAGGCAACTCCGATGTCGCTGTCACAACCTGGGTTGGGAACAAATTAGGCATTAGCTATCACCTTCGCAATAACAACTGCGTCCTGGCCACCGTTTACCGGTACAGCCAATACACGGTCGCCAGGCTTAATATCCGCTTTAAGTTCCAGGCGCACTTCGTCTATCTCACGGGAAAGGAAGTCATAGCGGGTTAATGAAGTCGTAATGGCACCTGGAAGTGGTATACCTTCCTCATCCACCGGGCTCGTTGCTGTGCCGACAAGAGAAAAGGCCGGGAAGTGTATCTTCACCAGCCAATCGGCTATTAAGTAATCTTGAATCTCGTGTTTAAAGCTATCAAGTTTGAGCCCTGAATCAGTTATTGTCCCAAGCTCGCATGGTACTCCTGAGATTGCCCGCGCGGCGTGGTTGACCATGCGCGCTTCAAGAATGGAAGCCAATTGTTTAAATGGGTCGGGCATAGTACCGCCTCCTGACGTAGTCGGAATCGGCTAACACCAAATTCATGTGCCCTGGTGAACCCAACTCGCGTCGAAGCGATGTAACCATCAAATCCATGCCATTCAGTTGCACCTTGTCACCGGCACGTATCGTGTTGATGTCCAGGGCCTGAACGGTTATGGTCTCCTGAACTCCGGAAAGCATCTCTTCACCCGCTGATTGAGCGGTACCGGCGTCGGTGAATTTGCTGTTGGAAAGCACCTTTTCCAGGGTGCCATACTTATCTGTTTCACCGGTAACCAGCGCCAATACCGGTGAACGCCCCTCTTCGGGAGCATTGCCCAGCACCTTGACTTGCGTGATTGCGCCTTCAAGTGTCCGCCGCTGGTTAATTTCTTCCACGCTCTGGTTCATTTCTAAAACCCATACTGTTTCATTGCTTCCCAATTTGAACAACTCCAGGCCGTCCGGCGTCATCCGGGGACGGTACATTTCTCCACCTTTAGCCACGGTCTCTCTGAGATCGTTCATTATCATAGACCAGATGGGCTGTGCCCTATAGACGGCTTTGGCCAGGGGTACACCGGTGTCCGGAACCTGGCCCAATGGGATGCCCCAATCAGATGCATACTGCTGAAGCCGCTGGGTGGCCGTTTGGCCGGCTGGGAAAAGGTATTCGTCTTCTGACTTTGCGATATAGATTGTCTTGTCGTAGACCGTGGCCGTCAGGTGCTTTTGCCCGCGGTTAACGCTATCACAATCCCACACAACGCCGGGGTGGAGCAGGTAAATCATGCTGTTACCACCAAAAGGAATCCCGGAAACGCGAGCTTCCTGCCCTGGCGCAATGCCGGGGAAGTCCGGGGTAATCGCCAGCTTCACTGCAGCCATATAGGCAATCTCGTCAAGTGATTCCTCCATAGTGACACTCTCTAGCAGTTCCCGGAGGAAGTATTTGTTGGCCAGGACGAACTCGTATTTATTTAGGCCGGGATTAATCATGCCGGCATCACCAACTGCATACCGGCGCTGATTACGGTCGGATCTGGGCCTATGGTATCTTTATTGGCCTCATAGATGTCACGCCAGCGCCCCCCGTCACCAAGTTGGAGTTTTGCGATTGCCCATAATGAATCGCCTGGCTTGACTTCTATTTTCGCGGGTACCGGTTTCAGGTCTGTCCTTGGCTCGCTTACAGCCACGCCCCCGGGATCAGCGGGGGCAGCTGCTTCTGCGGCTGTTCTGACTTTTATTTCTCGCCAGGTTCGGCATCGCAAATCATAATGGACATCAAACGGTTCACCCCCCTTAAATGTCGTATCGTGGGCGGCCACCAAAACCAGCACGTTCACAATGGTGTCCGTGATGATGAGCCGAATTGGTCCTTTCTTCATCATCCAGGTCGTGAGTTGATTCATGGCTTCTTGTGGGTCGGGCAGGTTCGCATATCGACAATAGGACGGGTCATACTCCTTCGGGAAAAAAGAAGAAAAAGAAATCTCTTTAATTTTGTCTCCCTTTGGGAAGTCAATTTCCCCCAGGTTTATAATCTCTGTGGTCTCAATGCCTTTTTCCCGACGGATGGTTATGTCGCCAATAGGGTTCACAGGTAAATGTAGTTGCGGCCCTGCCGGATCGATTAAATAAATATCCATAAAATCACCTGCCTTTCTAAAAACAAAAACACCCTCGTTTCGAGAGTGTTTTTGAGTTTGTCAAAAATTTTTTTACTCCACAAATCCCGTAAGTGAGATTTATGGTTAAAATACATTTGCCTTCAGACGGCCATAATTAGGCCCAGGAGCCGCGATAATCTTTTTGTAATAAGTACTTATACCTGCGATCACATCGTGCCTCCCATGGGCAAATACGGCGCTCTGAGATGGTGTCTGAGTATAATATTATTTGACCGATTCAAGGACGTATGCGTGAAGGGGGAATTTTGTTTCCCCCATACCCCCTTCTTACTTATAGATCCATACTCTCATATATGATCATAATGATCTTATATAAGGGATCGGGGTTGTGTTACTAACGCGTTAGTAACGATAATGTAACGGCGTTACATTTTTGTTACTCTTTAAGATCTATATAGATCTATAATAAGATCATGATTGTATAGATAATATAGATCTTCTTGTTTGTCCGTTTTTGGTCCGTTTTTTGTTATGTTTTTGTGCCGTTTCTGTGGTTTCTCTAATGCCAAAAAATCCAGTGTTTATAAGGGCTGATGGTGTCTTTTTTATGTCGCTTTTTTGTGGTCTTTTTTGGTATGGTTATTTAACAAGCCCTGGTTTTTTGTGGTTTATATTGCGGCCTGTAAAAAGAAAAGACGCCCAAAATGGACGTCTATTTAGTGCTTCTCTTAGTTTACCATTGTTTGATTCATGAGTATGCTCGCAACTTTGATGCCGTCTTCCAGCTTTCCAGTCGCCGAAAGATATTGCGGAACAGTCACCTTTTTCAGGTTGGACTCACGCTCATAGTCCGTAATAAGTTGCTTAAGATCGGTTTGGTAGGTATCATTAAAGGTCTTGATGAAATCTTTCCACGCTACGCCGAAGTGAAGACATCTGTCCCCGGCATATTTTTTAACCATCCGGTTAAGCCACTGGCGCATATCGTCAGACTCGTTATTAACGTTAATATTCTCTACTTTTATACAGACTATACTAGACATAGTCAAGGGGTTACAGGAAAATATCTACAGTGTCGTGCAAAAAGGAATAGCCCGCTAAGGGCTATTCCTTTTTGCTATTATATGTTAATTTCTAAAATGTTTTGATGAGTTTTACATAGACAAAGTTTACCGTTGATCCCTTACCATCATCTACAGCACGCCAATCTTTACTGCTAACTCGAATCTCATATTCGCGGGTTGGTGTACCGTAATTAATATAAGTAAAAAGTTTTTGCATAGATGTGGCACCTATGGCATCAACATTTTTTAAGCCTAGTTCCGATAAAAGCTCCATTACACCATCAGGAAACTTATATTCTTTTTTTGGTGTAATGTCTAATGTTACTGGGTTGTTCATAAATAATTTAATGTCCACATCAAAATCAGAGAGCTTATAAGTTAATATTTTTGTGTCAGCATCTTTATCTTCTATTTTGAGAGGTTTACCCAAAAATTGAACAATGCCTGAATAGTCCTGCTTTAAGATTTTAGGTATGTCTATTATAGGTTGTTCTGTTTTTTCCTCTGTTTTTGGTGTTTCTGCCTCCTGGTTAGCAAGATCCTTTTGAGGTTGTTCAACCTTAACAGGAGTTGGTGACGTTACCTCTTCTGTCTTTTGAGTTGAGTCCGGCTGAGCACTAATATTCCGGGCCGCCTGACGGCCGGCATCAAAACCTTGATTTGATGAAGGACCGGCCATAACCATTCCTAAGATAAATACGACCATCGAAGCACATGCCAGGATTCCAGACCGCCTATAGGCCCAACCCTTTTTTAGCAATGTACGAACCGCTAACAGAATGATTGCTGCGCCAAATCCCATTACCCCCAAAAGGACAAGAAATCCTGCGAATGCTTTCATGCGACCACCCCCATAAATAATTTAATATGGTTTTCGTCGCATTAGCAGGAAATACCTTCCTATACTCTATTCTCAAGTGCTTTTTTAACCTCGCTGACAATTCGTCGCCCTATCCTTAAGGCGATGGAATCTTCATCTAGTTCTTTGGCATCAGAAATATGAATATGAGTATCACCGGTCACCTGAATTATCATCCCATTTCCGCCATTTCCGCCATTTCTTTTATAAGAAACAGTCGGTACCGGCGCCACATATCCATCAGCTAATGCCGGCATTGCCCCAGCAAAGCCACCCAAAGCGTATGGTCTAATACCCAAATGCTCGCCTGTTTGCCGCCAGAGATTCAGTGCCTGAGTTCGTAGCCGGGAAGATAACGGGATAACTGCTTCCGGGCCGGCCTCAGCCACCAGCCCTAAGTGAGGGCGTGTGAGGATGCCGCCAACGGCATGGGCGATTATCTTGGTTTGACCGACAATGCCGGGCATCCGGGCCATTGTCCCAATGGCTGTTTTATACTGCGCCTGGCCAGCCAGTGGTTGTAAAACCGGCTCAGTACCAAGGAGACCCTGGTAAGCAATTCGGCCAAACATTTCCGGTACCCTCGGCAGGATACCTAGGCGCGCGCCAACTTCCTGCCATAGGTCCATTGCACGCCCCTTTAGCCGGGAAGATAACGGGATAACTGCTTCCGGGCCGGCCTCAGCCACCAGCCCTAAGTGAGGGCGTGTGAGGATGCCGCCAACGGCATGGGGTTGCGCCGCTTCTTTTCCAGCCTTATAACCAGCAGAAAACTTTTCCCATATACCAATTCCAAGGGATTTAATCCTATCAATACCTTCAGTGATATATCTCTCTATTGCCCCCGGTATGCCGCTGAACCAATCAACAATGGATTGGTATGCGCTCTGCGCCCAGGTGGATACAGCGGAAGCAATACCAGACCACCATTCTGACACTCTTCCGGGCAGAGAGCCCCACCATGCCTCGATATCATTCACCGTCTGGGTTACCCACTGAACGGCTGAGTTATATGTCTCCGAAAACCATGCCGATGCTCTTCCGGGAAGTTGTTCCAACCATGCTCCAATTCTTCCCGGTAGCTCACTAAACCACATTTCGATATCAGTGACTGTTCTACTTACCCATTGGGAAGCATTCTGATACATTTGGCTGAACCATGTTGATATTTTGCCCGGCAGTTGACTAGCCTTTTCTACTAGATACCCTACAACAAAACCAAGCTTCTCAGGCAGTTGAGAGAACCACATTGAGACACTTTCAACTGTTTCCTTTATCTTAGTGCTGATAGATTCTTTAACCTCATTGATTTTTTCTCCCGCGGCTTCCTTTATGCCAGATAAGGAATTTAAGAATTTTCCTTTGATAGCACCAAGATTAATTTTACCGATCTTATTCATAAGGGCTTCTCCGCCCAACACTCCAGCAATGCCCCCTCCGATGCCTCCAATGGCCCCACCTATAGCAGTTCCAAGTCCAGGCTCTATTACCGTGCCTAAAGCAGCCCCGGCCTTGGCCCCAATAGATGCTCCAGCTAAACCGCCGGTGATTCGCCCACCAATATTTAAGCCTGTCTGAACTCTTTCCTCTGGTCGGCTTAAGGCAACTTCCGCCGCACTTGTCAGGATAGTTAACGGAATTGTCGCCTTAGATGCAAACTTGCCAATCCACGCTGCACTCAAGCGCCCTTCCCCGGCTTCGCGCATTAATTGGTAGCCTGCACGAACATCTCCAGGGCGTGGAATTAGCCTGGTTCTGTTTACTGCCCCAACAGATTCTGCTATCGATACTGGTACTGATTCTATCTTAGGAGCAGCAATTGTCTCTCTGGCTAAGCCAAAACCTTTTCGCAGTGCGTTTATACGACCCTCTCCAGCCTCACGCATAAGCTGGTAACCAGCTTTAATATCTCCCAATCTGGGAATTATTCTAGGGGTTATACTGGCTGCCTGAGTGGCTACGCTGGTAGCTGCCGCCGCCTCAGTAGTTGCTTCTGCCGCTCTAGCAACTCCGCCAAAGCCAAGTTTACCGCCCACCCATCTGCCAGCACCATATATACTTTTGCCTGCTCGAATCGCCGGTCCAAGAATAATACTACCCGCTGCTAATGCCGCTATATCAGCAACGATCGCACTGCCGAAAGTTTCCTTACTTGGTTTCATAATAGCTTCTTTGTTAATTGTGAAAAGACCCTTTAAGCCCTCCATAACAGTAAGCTTTATTCCAGCAAACAAACCTGCACCAATTTGTTTGCCAACCTCTGTCAATTTATCGCGCCCGCCCGAATCAAGCCATTCATTTATAACGGAAGATATGTCGTCAGAAATAAACTTTATCTTGGCTGCGAAGTCAAGCCTTTGGAATTCTTCATTATCCAGGTACTTGACACGTACGTGCTGGAATGTATTTTCAAACTTCGACAACAATGATTCCGACGCTTCACGGCCAAATAGAATAAGGCTATCTTTCCATTTAGACACGGTATCTTTGTTTTGGTCAAACCATTCTGTAACTTTCTGAAGCCTGGGGTTAAGAGATTCCAGGGTGCCCATACCAACGCTACGGAACATTGTATTAATATTATCAGTTATAGTAGACAGTCGCCCTTTTGCCGTTTGACTAAGTTTTTCAGAACCACCAGCAAATACTTTTTCTGCCTCTGTTAAGAATCCCTCAAAACCACCAACACTGTCGAATTGCTGTTTGGTAAATTTAAAGTTAAATTCGTTTAAACGTTCAAATTCACCCATAGCAGCATCGGCAAGAGCCTCCATTGCATCCTTAACAGTTTTTTCTGGAGTCAACCCAGCCATATCAGCAGCCAGGACTTCCATGCGCTTGGCTAAACTAACATCTCCTCTCGATACGCCAACGGCCCGAGACATGGCAGGGAATAGATCTTTCATTTCAAATGGTGTAGCAGCGGCAAATTGATCCAGCCAACCTACCACCTCCATAGCCAATGCTTTATTTCCCTTTAACCAGTGCTCCATACTAACCATTTGTGTTTCAAAATCCATAGCTGCCCCAAGCGTGATTTTCCCAACGCCATAGATGCCAGCGCCGGCGCCAAGTAGTCCCAAAGGACTGGTTAGCTTTTCAGTGATACCCTTAACCACCCCAGTAGCCTTATCCTTTGCGGCAATGGTCACTTCCCATGTCTTTCCCGCCAGGTCGTAAAGGGTAGATCCAATCACCCTGGCCTTGCCGGTTACCCTGTCCATAAGTGTGGCCTTCGGTTCAACCGCAAGGTTATCAAGCTTCCTGGCCTCACTCATGGCCTTGGTAAGCTGCCCGAAAAGCTCGCCCCGGAGTTCTGCAAGGGGGCCGGCCTTCACGCCGTCCAGGGCGGTGAGGGCCGATCTCGCCTTAACAATCTCATCAATCAGCGGCCCCTTCATTTCGGCCACCACGTCGAGCTTGCCCTTATTAAGAGCATCCAGGGCCGCATTGACCCGGGTAACCACAGAAGACACCCTATCCTGTACAGCGATTACAGGCGATGCCTGCGCCAGTGAAAGCTTATTAATTAAAGCTCCTGCCTTCTCCGCCCGCGCTGAGAGATGATCACGAAGTCTGGCCAGGGGCTCAACCTTCATCATGTCGAGTTTTTCCAACCCGGACGCTGTCTGCTCCAATTGCTTTAAGAGCGGCCCCTTTAGCTCTGCGTTGGGTATAGCCTTGACGGCCTTTTCAGTCTCCTTGATTTGGGCAAGCAGGTCCGATTTCATCCCCAGCGCAATGTCATGCTTGCCTGCTGCTATTGCATCAACCGCCTCGGCCATGCGCGCAGCCACAGCAGAAAATTTATCCTGTGCAGAAATAACAGGGGAAGCTACTTCAAGGCCCAGTTTCTTAATTAGAGAGTCAGCCTTAAGGACCTGGCTTGTCAAGCTATCCTTAACCCGCATCATCGGCTCAATCTTTGTCTGATCTAAAACCTGTGCCGCCTGGCGGGTTCGCTGCAGGCGCTGCTCAAACTTTTCAACAGTTCCACTGGTTTTCCGCAGGGCGGCCCGCATTCGGTCCTGCATTTCCACCACCAGGTTTAAGCGGTAATACTCATGCTCAGCCACTTTGCCGCCCTTCCTTTCTGCGCCTGTTTTCTTCTTCGATAGCCAGTTTCGTTGATTCGATTAGAAATATTTGCTCCCCGCGGGGTTTTTGCCAGAACTGGCCGGGGGTCAGCCCCTGCTTTTGAAACATAACATGCAGCAGGTAGGCCAAACCCCCGCGTTTAATTAGTTTTTTACTTCTTCCAGTTCAATCCCAAACCCCGACAGATCCAGTACCGCATCACCCAAAGCCGCCAGTTCGCCGGCCAGGAGCATCTTCTTAAGCACGCCTTCCGCACTGCTGGCCTGGTATTTCTCCAGCAGTTTCGGGTGATCCCATTTGGGCGAAACCGTAGCTGCGGCAATCAGTTTGCATTGGAAGGCCTCGTCGTCCAGCCTCTCCTGAACCCTGCCGCGCTTTTCCGTGCGGAATGTGCATTCCTCCCGCAGGGCAAATACCTTTTGCCCCTTCAGGCCCCGCAGCTTAACCGGAATACCCAACCTGGCCAGCGGGTAGACCTTTTCCGGCACATCTTCAGCTTCCAGCATTCTCTGGAGAATCTGCTCTTCAGTCAGTTGATCAAAATCCATCAGTTTTTACCCCCTGTTCTCAAATACATTAGCAATTGGATCAAGCGGTTCCCACTCTTCAAAAGTGAAGGCCAGTTCTTCCGGGCAAACAGTGCCGGCTTCCCACTCTACAAGCTGCAGCCGGTCAAAGATGACATTCTTAAGACGGATTCGCTCAAACCCGAACGCCTCCGGGTCATCAATCTTGCTGATTAACTCGGTACGTGTCGTTACCGCCCGATTATTCAGCGTAACCGCCTGATTCAATGTGGTCATCCGGCTGGTTACTTTAAAGCCGGAAATCGTTCCCGTACCCTTTAAACCGGTGACCTTGTGGCGGACCCACCGGTCCCCTGAAAGCTGCAGTTCTTTCTTTTGCATTTCCACCTGGGCCGTCATTTTATTAAAATTTGTCAGCCACTCGCCGTTTTCATACACCGCGCCATAGCTTCCGTTTATGGTGCGAAAACTATCCAAAGCTGCCATTTAAGCTTCACCTCCTTAATTACTCATGATAATGCCGGTGCCAAAGATCTGCTCCATGCTGTCCACAATGTAGCAGTACCACTTGAAGTAGAATTGGTCCGCCCCGGCTAAAGGCTGCAGGTCGGGGTCGACGTACACATCAAAGTCATCCTTGATGAGCCGGCCCTTGTTCAACGTTTCAAAGTATTTCTTGATGGCTACGATAACCGCGGCCTGGCCGTCCTCATCATTAATTACCTTGCCGATATAGTTGTCCCGCCCGGCCTTTTGCAGGTCAGTGTCGATGGCATCCATGATCCGTATCGCCTTAACTTTCTTCCACTGGTTGTTCTGGCCGGTACGCAGGCTGGTCAGGGTGTTAATACCCTTCTCAATTTTTACCTTTTGCCCATCATGCACCAGCACAATGGTGCCGGACTGTATCGCCGAAATAATTTGGTTGTTCGTCAGGCGGGGAATAACATCGTCAAACGGCGAATCGGCATAGGTCAAACTCTCCGTCATTTGCTGGCCGCAAGCCTTACCGGCCACCCAGCAGGCCACCTGGGCGCTGGAAAGATTTGTTCCGTCAAGGTTGGCGCCGGTACCCACATTTATTACGCCTTCATAATTAAAGCCCGCCGACCTGGTGTTGGCAGTTGCAATATCCGCGTCATCTGCTGCCGTTCCGCCCATAAAGGACACAATCTTTGTGCCTTCTCCGCGCAGGCGTTCCACCCAAGCCTTTACTGAAGTCTGAAGAGAAGCGTCTGTGGCCCCGTCAAGGACAAAAGCATTGAACTGTCTGGCCTCAAAGGCCGTCATGGCGTCAATGTAATGGGTGTTTGTAATACTGGCCACTCCGGCACTGCCGCCTGCGAGAGGTTGGCTGACTATTGCTGCAAGAATCCCGTTGCCCGCTGCTTTCTTAACGGCATCAATCCACTTGTTGCCGGGGTCATTGTTTATGGCGGCAACAGCGTTGTCCACCCCGCTGGCGCCCTTGGTAAAGGTAAAAGTATATAAAATCTGGGTACCTTCATACAGGACAATATCCTGCTTGTTAGCATCAACGGGATTGGCCCGAACCGTCACCTTGAACGCCCGGGCTGATTCATATCTGGTAACCAGGTCGATCACGTCCACGGGAGTTCCCGAAGTATCTTTGAGCGTAATAATTCCCTTCGCTTCGCTGCCGTCCACCAGGCGGTAGCCCAGGACTGTTTTACACCCTCCAAGCAGGGCAAGCCGGATGCAGGTGTAGGCCGTAAAATCCGCTGCCGTATCGTTGCCATAAGTGTCGATAAGCTCTTTTTCACTTGTAATCTCTACAACCTGCTTCTTTGGCCCCCAATTCGCCCTTACCGGCATGGCCAGGATTCCCCGTGCCCCGGGAGCAATAGAGGCCAGTGCTGCAGCCTCAAAATTAACGTAAAGTCCGGGCCTTACCTTTGCTTCTGTCAAACTCCACGCGCCGCCAGCCATATTATCTCACACTCCTTGTTAAAAAATTGTAAATAGCCTCCTGCACCTCGGCAACAGTCAACTCTTCAGCTCCATTGCCGTACAGCGCCCCGGCAACCACTTCCGGCTTAACCCCGAAAATGGCCATGGAATTAGCCATCAATTCCGCGCGCGGGTACTTATCTTCCTGCGGCTGAACTGTTTCCGCCGAAACAGGTTCTCCATTGGATTCGAACATTTTCATACCTCCTATTGAATATTTCCCGTGCCGTTAATTTCCTTGAGAATTGGCGCTTCCCTTATTGGCCTTCTAACTATTCTGGACAAAGTAAGAGATATTTGCCCCCTGGCCAGGGGATCATTCTGGCAGTCTCCTTCTACCTCCTCTACAGTCATATACTGCCTGGTGGAGAGGTCCAGCGGTAGTTTAATGGCCCGAATTAGCTCCTGCATGATAGAAACGACCGTATTAACCTCCTGGCTGAAATTTATTCCTAGAACATGACCCACCATCTTTTTGCGTACTTCAAGAACGACAGCACCCAGTCTTTCCTCCGGCTCCTGGATGCCGGCGAGCCTCCATAAGACCGCGGGCCTTTTATATCCCAGCGGCCACCGGCTACGGTAAACGGTCCACACCTCACCCAGTAAAGCTTCGGTCCATGCTGCCAGAGCCTCAAGCCAGGGCTCATTCTCAACCTCCCCGGTCATGGCCACCGGCTGCAAGGCCAGTACCGCAAATCGCAGGCCCCTGGTAATGGCGTCCCATTCCTCATCAACAAAATCAGGACCGGCAGTGCCAAGATACACACAGGAGAAAACCTCCCCGGCGCCCGTGGTCAGTAGCTGCTTATCCAGGGCAACCGCCACCAGAGACACCATTCTGTCCACATCCTGGAATGACGTGCGGGAAAGGTAAGGCCAAACCTCCACGATTCTCCTGAAGTTCGTCCACGGTGTATCCTCAACTTCCACCCCCTGGCGGATAACCAGATAAGGCTTTGGCGTTTTAGCATTAGCCGCATGGGGCTCATACACACGCCCTTGGATATCGGCTATCTTATTGATTAGTTGCTGTCTGATTGCCATCCGCATGGCCTAATCCTCCCAATAATCCAGTATCGTAGCCTTTATCCTTGCTAAGTGGGCTTCAAAAGTCGGGCGCACTATTGCATAATTTCCGCCGTGCGCAAGCTCCAGCCAAATTCCATATTCAACCCCATGAGAAAGGAATAGGATAAGCTCGTTACTATTTTCCTTAACACCTGCATGAAGACCCTGGCGGGCGTGGCCCGTTCGGTCGGTCCAGGGAGCATGATCCTTCGCGTAGCCTTCCAATTGTCCTGCCCAATTATCAAGCAAGGCATACTGTCCCGCAATTTTTCTCTCTGTATACTCGATTGCGTGGTCTCCGAAAGCCACATTAATCAATCCTTTAACAAACCGTTATCCTTTAAGACCATGTATAACCCATGCTCCAATTGCTCAACCTGCTTTTCTTCCAACCCGATGCGCATAAATACGTCTATGCAATGGATGAGCTCATGAAGAAACACCGATTGTATCTTGTCAGGGTCCAGTGAGTTTTCAATAAGAATAACCTTCTGTGCATCATGCTTAACTTCGCCTATTAATTCGGGCCGGTTTTTGTTTACCAATTCAACCTGTTTTACCTGATAGATAAAAGGACCGACCTTAAGTTGGCTCGGTATATCCATTAACTCACCCTTTCCAGATCAGCCTGGTACCCAACAACCTGTCCCAGCACCACCTGAGGATATACCGCTACCACCAGGAAGTATCCGATACTGGGCACATCGAATTCATCCTTAATATTCGGCCCGGCCTGAAAATCAGCCTGATAGTCAGCCAGTAAACCCCAACCCTTATCTACTTGCTTCGTACCGGCCAGCGTGGTGGAAGTCTGCGGAACTCTTATCCCTTGCTGGAATATCCTCACGGTAAAGGGGCCGCGCTGACTGGTCACATCATTAAAAAAACCGTCCATGTCCACCTTTTCGGTGCGTTTGACGGTTATCGTAACTGGGTTTTGCTGAACTGCCCAGGCTATATGCTGCCTCCGGAGGGATACCATGTCCATCTTACAGTACCTCCGGAGGCGTGAACTTAACCATGATGCTCCCGCCGCTGGTTCCGGCAATGTCGGTATACCGTTGGGACATGGCCAGGGCGTGGGCAAGCTTATCTTTCAAAGAAGTCAGGTCGTACCGTTCCTGGCCAACCGCATAGCTCTCGATCTGACCCTGTAAAAGCCCGGCCTTTTCCGTCCACCCAGCGGCAGCGGCAGCGTAGATGTTCCGGGCCTCTCCAAGAAGAACATCCATGTCGGTATCCAGGAAGTTAGTGTCGCTATCACTTCCGCCCGGAGGTATTTGCTCGTTTATTAATCTCCTGAGCCGCGTTCTCAGTTCTGGCGTCGGTGTCATCGGCACTCACCCCATCCTGCCCCTGTTCTGGCGTCGTTTCCTGAGACACTTGTTCTGCTGTTTCTGCCACTATTGGTTTAACCAGCTCCTCCTTGACTTGAGGTGACTCCATTGATACTTCAGGCTCGCCATCAGCCACATTGAACTCCGGACACTCATGCTCTGCTATTACCCCGTCTGGCGTCCACCGCCTGACCTTCAGCTTGGGACTACACTTCATTGCCGGTAGAATAGATACGTCTGCGCCAGGCTTCCAGGGAAACCAGGCGCAGTCTGCACATTTAGCCATTTAGGCAACCCCCCTTAGCTCGGCAAGGTAAGTTCTTCCACCGCGTTTGAAGGCGAACAGACTACACCCCGGCGAGCTCTGGCGATAATCTGCTGCTCTACCAAACGGGAGAGATCGGCACCCGTAGCATCCATCATCAAATCATGCTTCACCAGTTCGCGGAAATACTTTTGACCCTCGATGAGGTAAGCCTTGGCAGGATCTACTCCCGCATAGTTGAAGGTTTTCTCCCCTACCGTAACCGACCACCCGTCATAAAAAATCATGGTGTCAATGCCAGAAACCGCAGGGTACTCGGTACCACCGATTACCATGCGCTGTAAGACTTCCTCGATGTCCCACCGCTTACTGGAGTGCGCCAGCAAGATATTCGGCCGCCTGGGAGCGCCGGTATCGGTGTTCTCATCTTGGCTGGCGTGAATAAGGCCTGCTTTGATGGTGTTGCGTAGCTTCTCCCGGTAAGTAGCGCCTGTGGTGTCAGCCGCCGTTTTATTTTTTGCCGCATAGCTGAAGCTGACGATCGGGTACAGGTGCATGTGGTTCAGTAGAGCGTTGTAGGCTTCGCCCAAGGCCCGGTTGCTCTCGGTTATCTCCCATGTCTTGTCATAGAGCCGCATGTCCTCGGTAATCTCAAAACCAGCAGCATAGGTTATAATCGGAACAGTATCCTTTACCCCGATCTTGCGGGAGCCGAACTTGATCTCTTCCAGTTCCATGTGCTCCATAAACACTACCCTGCTACCCACGAACGGTGTCACATCCACGTACTCGGTAAAGTTGGAGTCCTCCATGCGACGATAAATTGTGCTGTAGAGCAGAGGAACAACCTCCCGTCCAAGTTCCAGGTCGATTACGCTCTTTTGGATTACGTCATAGAGACCCGCCGGAGTTACAAGCATTTCACCCAGGGGCTTGGCCAGTTCATAGGTCTCCATCTCACCGTTGACGATCTTCTTTTTGACAGTAACAAGCTTCCCTTCAGGAGAAATAAAAGGTACATCCACCTCAATGGTCTGCTTACGCCGCTCCTGTTTCAAAGTGTCAATACTGATAATCTTCATCTATCCCACCTCCTGTTTTAAGCGTGTGCCTGGACCTGGGGTCCGAGTATAAACCAGATGACGTTGTTGGCGTCCTTGGCCGCTGTTACCCGCCCCACGGGCCGGTTCTGCGGGTTCCCGCTGGCGTCCGGGTTTGCCATTGTGGTCAGCAAATTGGTGGCGGCGTTCCAGTAGACCTTGTCGCCCTTATTGAAGGCGTCAGCCACGGTGATCTGACTGGTCTCGTACTCAGCTTCCTCGATGCTCAATACCACTTGCGCCGTCTGCCCGACGCCAGTCGTTACACTCTGGACCGCCATACCCAGGAACCCGTTAAGCAGGTAAAACTTGCCCTGTTCGATGGTGGTATTCTCCAGCACCGTCACCTTTACACTCTTGCCATCAGAAACCTTGCGTCCCATTTAGTCCACCTCCAAAATTAAATAGCCTGCCGCTTGACGCGCAGGCCTGTTGGCTGTTGGCTGCCGGTAACCCCGGTAGTTAGCGGCTTATCCACGTAGAATTTGCCGATAACCGCTTTAATGGTCTCATCTCCCATGAGTTTGTCAATCTCTCCGGCAATCTGCTCCTTGGTAGCACCTTCCTGCACCTGAAGCATCCTCTTAACCAACCCTTGGGCCATCTCACCAGTGACCTTACTGGCCAGAACCTCATTAACCATCGCGTCATGTTTCGTCTTGCGGCCCTCGGTCACAGCCTTGGCCGCTTCCTCGGCAACCTTGACCACATCCATTTCCCCGGTAACGCCTAAGGTCTCCATAACCTTCTTTAAAGTATAGGCATCCTTGGCGTTCTCATCGGCTACCTTAACCACATCCATTTCCCCGGTAACCTTGAGAGTCTCTTTGACCTTGTTCAGCGTTTCATCCGTGCCAGTGATCTCCTTCAGCCAACTGGCGTCAATCTCTCCAACGATCTCCTTTGCCTTCCAGCCCATTTCTCCAATCACCTGCGCCCTGGTTATTTCACCCGAAGCTAACAGGGCTTTTAGCTGTGCAACAAGCTCTTTCCAATTCATTAGTTTTCGTTCACCTCCAGAATTAATTACATCAATTTCGCCCATAGCCACTACTGCCGTGGGCATCCCGGCACGCCCCAGCGGCGTCCAGTCGATGCTCAAAGGATGGTAGTCTACTACTTGCGTTTCGCCGGCTGTCTGTTGCAGTGTTGGTATGCCAAATATGCTGACCGTCCTAACTGCCTTTGCTTTTATCCACCGTTTAAGGTCATCGGCAGCCCTGTCCACCACTCCTCGAAAATATGCCTTACCGTCCTGCCATTTAGCTCCAACCCAGTGCGTGACAGGCTGGGGAAACTGGTAGTCAATCTCCTCCGGTTTCTGATGGCCCAAGAAGCCTGGTAGACCTTGGCTCATTACCTCACCAACAATCCGCTGCAGAGTTTCCGGTTTGTAGTTCCAGCCGCGCTTTGATTTGCCGGCCGGAATTTCAACCACAACCTCCATAGGATCGGTATCGCCTGCCTTGAGGGCTGCCAGATCAACCCAGGGTGCCAAAGGAACGTCATTGACACGCATCTCCCCAGATACCATGGCCATAACCGCTGACATCTCGCCTTGGCCGCCCAAACTTATCGGCAAAGGCATTTCAGTTTCTTGGTAGTGGCGGACAAGGTGACGCCTGGCTTCCTCTCGCTGCTCCTTTGTAAGATTAGGTTCAGACCTGGCGCCCGCCAGAGCACCTGCTGCAGCAATAAGGCCAGCGCGGTTTAGGACTATGGTCCCATCTTCCCTAACCTCATGGTGAGGTAATTTGCAGTCTGCTTCACGTAGATTTTCATCTACAGGTGCAGCTACCACCGCATATACTTCCTTGATAGGATCTGCTACTGAGGCACCCTCGGACATGGCCTGTTTCAAAATCTGCCATATCTTGGACTTGTCAACTTCGCCCCAGGATTTATTTGAGACTTGTTTGACTATTGTGAACTTCACCCCGTTTCTCACCTCCTTTTACCTTGGATCCGGTAAGTAACTCTCGTTTTTTTATTCGACCCCATAAAGCCTCCTAATATCAGGAAACGCCCTCAAATTGTACCTGGTATTAGCTGGGATATTATGACTCAATTTTTCTTTTGCTAAAATTGAGCTTAAAAACGCTTGAAAATGGGTGCACTTAATTAACCCGGGGGGATACCAGGAACAAAATAGCCCTTATATTTTAGGTCCTGGATAATTTTTATCCAGATGGTTGCGTCACAAGTAGCCATGCTCTTAAGAGGAGGAACTCCTTCATTTTGATTTTTACTTTATCCACAACTTCTTGCAGCCACTGGTTGGCTGCCAGTCTCACATGTTGGTAGCGGCCATTGCCAACCACATTGCCGGGGATGTTAAGAATCAACCTTCTAATAGTTGGTATCTCGAACCTTGACACGCCGGCAGGCAATAAGGCAAGCCTGAACCAGTTCAGGAGGTTGTACGAAAGTATCTTTATCCACATAAACGCCAGGTTCCTTGACATTTCACACTGGCTGGTTTGGTCGACGGCCACACCTGTCTTTAGCTCGTCAATCTTGTTTTCGATATTGGCCCGTTTATTGTACCAGTGCCAGACTTCTTCGGGGGTGAAATCTTCCATGTTCGTCACGATGACTTCGTAATCGAAAAAGTCTTTAAATTCAAAGGCATTTTGGTTACTGTTGGCTTTTACCTTGACGGCTTCCCTGACGAAGACAAACCTCCTGGCCCTTTCCCAGGCCGGAAGTGGAATGGTTATTTCAGCTACCGAGTAGGTATCGTCGAGATCCTGCCAGGAATCCTGATCGTTAAGGTAATTGATTACCTTTCGCAAGCTTGAATTTAGCGGCGCCTTACAGACATATTCGATGTTGTTGTCCTCAAAATGGTTGAAGTTCTTTTCGTCAAAGAAACCTTTATCCATTCTGACACCCTTGACCACCATCCGCGGGCTTACTAATGACACTGTTTCTTTGAAAAATTCAAGGAAACTGCCGTTGCTCGAAATATTGCCGCTGTACAGGCCAGCGTTTATTAGCTCACAGGTTCCGGAAACGAATGCTACCTTGACCTTGTACGAGCTGCGCCCGTGGTAGCGGGGGTTGTAGCCGACTTTTGAGCCCTGCTGGTATCCAAAAACAGTAATAACGGAGTCATCGAAGTCAAGCCAGATTTCTCTGGGATCGTCCATCTTTGCTTTCAGTAGCAGGACTGCCTGGTTTGTGTTTTTGAGTTTCTCGATATCCTCGATGCTAAGCTTTGAGATCAAGTACCGCAGCGTTCTCTCGTCGGGAACCTGGTCTAACTCCTTTATCTTCTGGTATCCGGGGTCGGACTTGAGCATATTCATGTGGTCGAATCTTAAAAGGCCTAAAGCTGCGCAGTCGACCATAATATCCACAAGTTCGGCGGCGCTGTATATGCAGTTATGGTGGCGGTTTATCGTAAAGTGCTTTTGCACGATTCCTGCAAAGTCTATAGCCTGCTTTAGTGATTCGAAGAGGCCGAAGTTGCCGAAATTGGTGACGGTATTGTTGTCAAAGGTAACAGGCAGGTTGGTCTTGCCGGTTAATTTCTGTAATCGCAAAAATGCTTTCTGGTGTCTGCGCAGTAAATTACGTTTTTGCTGCCGGCTGAGAGATTCTAATTGATCATTGGTAAAGAATCGTGATACCATAATTCTGGAGGGCGCCTTCCTTCGGAATGGTTTTGTTTCATCACTTTACCAATTCCAGCTCAGGATCGGTGTTCCTCTTTTTTTGCTAAATTTTTTGCAGAAATTTTGCTTCTCAAGCCGCTTGTTTACTGGGTTTCTGACTTCTACTTACCGGATCTAAGTTTACGCTTATTACGCTTAGAAATTGGTTGTCGCCTACATTATCCATCCCTTGGCAGTATCTTACCGTTGTTCACGGTCAAAATTTCGATCCAGGATGGAATATATTCAACTTATTTCGAAATGGTCTTACACGTTAAATACGCTTGTAAAGAAATTTAGTAAAGATAAGGTTTTTCGTATTTTCCCCCTTTCTTTGGTCAGGCACAGCATGCATAGCGTAACATGACTCAAGTCATACTACACCTTCACGTCAAGACATAAAAAACGCCTTGCTTCACGCTCGGCGCTTTTCTCTTGTTTATTTCGTTTTAAACGGCGCAAACTGCCCTGTCTTAGCATCCCTCATTAATATTCCTTTATGTGCCGGGTTGATCTCCACCTTTTTCAGTGGCTCTATCTTTACTACCTGCTGTCCGGGTTGCCCCTGGCCCAACCTTACTATCTGACCGCTCACCTTTGATCACCTCCAGTCGGTCATGCGCCACCTGCCGGCGCAATTCCTTGACATCTTTTTTAGACGGCCGCACGGGAAAACCGATACCAACACCAAAGCTCATCAAGCTACCCCCTGACGATAAATATTCTGGTACCATTCTTCCAATTTCGGTTCATTGGTCGGATTTTCCTGCCATCGTTTCAGTTGCCGTACAAAATCTTCCGGCTGCATGTGTACCGGTATTAAATGACATAAGCAACTCGGGTGAGCCGGAAATGGGGGTTCGTTTCCGGGCGAATATACTCCTCGCCCCAGGCCATTGTCCATACTCGCCAGATCATCACAGATATCCCGCATAGGATGGGCTTTTGATAGCACCCATTTCATGCCCTGGTAGCTCGGACTCACCCGGGCTGCCGCTATTGTTCCCTCTCCAAATGCCGCCGTGGTTTCTGTCCTGGCCAGACGCAGGGCCTCGTAAGTGATGTTGCCAGGTATCCTTCCGGCCATACGATTCATCATGTTGGGGTATTGTTTGGCTAAAGTCCTGGCATCCGTGCGGACATACTGTTCAAGTATTCTAGCTGTCTTTACGGCATCCTGACCGGTGGCCACAGCTTCCTGTATAATATCCCGCATGGTTGTCCGCAGGTTTTCCCCTGCTTTCCAGACACGATCCGATAAATACAAGCCGTACCTGGTCCTCGCCCATATTGCCTCAACTGCCTGCCGGTTTACCTGTGCAAAAATCTCCCGCAGGTGTCCACCATCCCACCCAGTCCGCTTGAGCAGATCAAGAGTTACGGACCGGGAAAATCCTGTACCGGCATTTACCACTTCCTGAATGGCCTCTTGAAGTTGACCTGACAGTCCTTCGGTAAATCTTGCCACCGATTGTCGGAGTGAAGCCTCCAACTCTTCCAAGTGTTTGCGCCGGATGACGCCGGAATATGTTCGCGCTTGTAGTTTCCGTAAGTCTTTGGCTATGCTGTCTGCAGCGCTGATGTAAAGTCTCCTGATGGCAGGGTCTTGTCGTAGGCGCAACCCAACATATTTTTTTCTGGCCTCCAGTGCCCACTTCTCGTATTCCCCTGCGGCTTCTTTAATGGAGGCCAATACTGCCTGGGCGTTGTCCTTGGTAAAATCATAAGGCATAGCTTACACCTGCCCGCTGAGCAGTTCTGCTTCCGATTCTAGCAGTTGTCCTTCTTCAAGCCGGGACATGAGTATCTTAGTTTTGATAATCCGCTCACGCTCACCCGGCATTTCTGGATCGTCACTCATCCAGTCATTCATGGTCTCAACATACTGGGACAGGAATTGCACTGCTGCGTCCAGACTGATCAGCCCCCCCTGAACGGCTGTGTTCAGAGCATTAACCACCCGTTCCAGGACATCGGCAACTTCCTTCTCGTCTTTAGGGTCAACCTCATCCCAGAGAACAGTGGTCTCGTACGTCGCGTATTTTTTACCCTCTGCCTGAGCGGTCATGGCCAGCGCCATGCGGGCCAGCAACTGCCATTGTTCGGTAAAATGCTCTCTCTTGCGAGCCACGCGGCGCACCAGAACTGGCATTTGCTCTTTAACGCTGGCATGGCTACTGGGGGTATGCGCGCCAAAGGCGAACTCCGGAGTTTCTGAAACGTCGATAATGCAATAAAAGAGCAACTTGAGCAGTACCTCGGCTGACCCGGTAGCCGTTCGTACCTCAATAAATTCTGCATCTTCGCCCTCGGTAAACAGCAGCAACTCATGCCCTTCCAATGAGATAGTTGCCCTCTCGCCCTGCTTAAGTTTCTCAATGTCTGTGCCAAAGTTATTGACCAGGAACTGCGCTACATCTTTGAGTTTCAACTTCAATCTGGGCGTAGAATGCATCTTGCTTCCCTGCATGGCGTGTAGCATCACATCGTGATAGGCCTTTAGAAAAGGCTCTACTGGCTCCAGATCGGAGTGCCCGTATAACTCATTGTCCTCCGGTTCGTTCTTGAAGTGGACAATTGGAATAAATCCCCAAGGATTGGGCCGATCTTCGCTTGATAATCCCTCCGGCACGTCGCCTTCATACCTGTAACTGAACATGTCCTTGGTAATCACTGTTATACCGACGTAAGATAGGGTCTCTCCGGTTACAGGCGAGGTCCAGGTAAACTGCCCTCGTATTATGTAATTATTTGGTTGAAAGGTTACCGGGTCGACATCTATTCTGACCTGCTCTGGGGACAAAATAGTATATTCCAGTCTTGTGGTTCTCTCCGGATAGAGGACCTTTTCGCCTTCCTCCAACCGGCTTAGCATTACAAAACAGTCACCATCCCGCATAGCGTTGCGGTGAGTTCTCTGCATGCGAGAAATCCATTGAGGGAAATAAGTGTCTAACACCTCTTGGGCTGCAGATTCCACACTCTTAAAGCGAGGCACCCCCATAAATCCTACGGCCGTGTTGATGATTGGCTTGGCGAAAGCTGCGCCCAGCTTATAATTATCGGCGGCATTATAATAAATTTCTCGTGCCAGTTTGTAGTCAACCCGAGTTGAACTCAGAACATATGGCGTTCCCAGGCGACCGTAAATGGCATGGTAAAATGAAGACCGCAGCTTCGATATTTCCCCCACCGCCTGCTTGACCCAATGAAATAATCTCGTTTTAGCCATATATACGCACCGCCTTCAGAAGCTTTACTGCCTCTTGATCAAAAGGTTTTTCTCCTGCCATTCTGTTCAGCACCTGAGTCATGGCGTCAACCTGATCCTTGTATAAAGAATTCGGGAACGTTACAGTTTCTTCTACAAAGTCGTTCACCCATGGGTAAATCCCCGGATGCGGCAAAAAGACGTTCCCGGCTTCTACCATTGGACTGACGGCGTGCGCCCTGGATTCTTTACTGCCCATCGGCTGCACAGCTATCAGCCCAGGAATCTCATTTTTAAGCGTCGACATTACCGCAGGGCCATTAGCCGCGTCCTCCACCAGCTTAGCCGTAGCCCTGGGCCACTTTTCAGTTAATATCTTGACAGCTTTTATTGTGCCGACAAAATCAAGCTTCTCCCTGTGGTGGTCAAGAAAGTATCGATTTGCACCTCTTCGCCCCCAGACCTGGCCCGAAACGAAAGCGCTAGTCTTTTTGTCTTTGAATGCCATATCCCATGACTGCATTATCTCATCAAGCTGTTCCGGCAACGGCAGCGCTTCTATATAGACGATACCATCCTTTGTCTTGACAGGTACCGGCGGCAAAGGATGTTCTGGGAAGTGCCAGTACCTCCACCAAACTCGCTTAAAGATCCCGCCTTCTGCCGGACTTGGCCTTTGCTGATATTGACCTGCATAGCCGTAGCTTCCAAGCCTTATCTTGGCCTGAGCTATCTCCTGCGGTCCTTCACGGTCTGGCCACAACAGATCTCCTTCTTTACGCTCAATTACCTTTTTTGTTATCGGCAGCGCAATGATCGTCTTTTCCGTAGCTTCCACAGGAAGGCATAAGTGCTCCCAACCTCCGTCTTTCAGCAAGTGGCCGGTTAGGTCAACCTCGTGGAGTCTCTGCATGACCACCACGATGGCGCCCTTCTTTTTGTCGTCCAAACGTGTAGAAAGAGTCTGGTCGAAATACCTAATCCCCCTGTTACGTTCGGCGTCCGACTGCGCTTCCTCCGGGTTATGTGGGTCGTCAACTATGATCCGGTTGCCGCCCTTCCCTGTCGCAGTTCCACCAACGGATGTAGCCACCATCACACCGCGCCTGGTGTTCATAAATTCTGTTTTGGTGTCTTGGTCGTCCGCCAAAGTCACCCATGGCTTCCCATCTTTCTTTCCCCATCTGCGCTGATACCACTCTGATCTGATGATAGTTCGGCGATCAACGCTGTGCTTGGTCGAAAGGCTTGCACTGTAAGATGCGAATGTATAACGCATCTCCGGGATCTTTATCCACTCCCAGGTAGGCCACATAACTGACACCTGAATGGACTTCATGTAGCGCGGCGGTATATTGATGATCAGCCTAGTGATTTGCCCTGCTGTAACAGCCTCCAAGTATTCGGAGATAGCATCAATATGCCAGTTATAAAGAAAAGGCGTTCCCGGTTCGATGATGGGCCACGCCTGCTTTATGTATTCAGTCAGCGACTTCTCCGCCAGCTCCTTTTTTATCGCCTCCTTAAGAATGTCCGAGTTCAGCAACCCGACATTTAGCAACAAGTCGTTCAAACTCTTTCAGCTCCTCAACGGAGAGCCTGGAGAGGTCAATGCCCAGGGAGCCGGTGGTTGTTTCGACCTTTCCCGAGTGCTCCTGCTCGACTTTCTCTGTAGAATCCCCCCTGGACAGGCGCTCGACCTTGACAGCAACCTCGAAAAATTTAGCCACGTCGGATGGGCTGAGGTCCTCCGGATTCAGGGTCTTGAGACGATCAATTATTTTTTGCTGTAGAAGCGTTGCCTGGGACGCATGGCGCTCGTACATCTTCTGTCTTGCCTGCTGCTGTCTCTTACGTTTCTCCTCTGCTAGATGGATGTCGTAGGCATCAGCCCTGCGTACCCATTTATACTTGCTGCTCCATAACTCGATCTGCCGGATGTATCCCGATGGTCTGCCGATTGCAGCGCACACCTTTGCCAGCGACCGCTCGTCTCCCATATCGCGGTATACGCAGAAAGCTAAATATGCTTTTTTTGTCTCGTTTTCAAAGCGTTCCCAGACATTCACTGATCATCGCCACCTGAAAGATACTCGGCACACAGATATTCTAATATCTGCCAGAGGTTGTTTTTGGTCACGTCGCCCTTTCTAACCATTCGGTCTACCGCCTTTTTGATTACCTTCGCTGCGCCGACCGGCACTTTATCCGTCCCGATGATACTGGCCAGGGGCACCCAGTTTTTCTCGTTACCCTCTACCCCCACCCATCCTTCCGCCAGGTCAACCTGGTTCCTTTCAAAGACGTCCAAAATCAGCATTAGGGAGGTCGCCGAGTTTCTTATATTGAAAGCCGACTGAGTTTTTGCCAGAGCATCCAGAGCCCTGTCGTAGTCCTTTGTCCTGCCCAGGTATATGTCCCTGGTTGCAATGGTTTCCAGTGCTGACTGTAATACCTTATCTAGGCGCTCGACCTCTTCCGGAAGCATCACGAATGTAATTGTGTTAAAGTCCAGCCTTACCTCAGAAAGTGGTTCCAGAGTGACCTTCTTTAGTTCGTCCAGAACTTTGTCATCCAGGCCGGAATAATATTTTAAGCTCACGTCCTCGATCTCTTCCCACAACTCCTTTAAAATGACCGGATCGTCCTGTCCTGTAATAGCATTGTGGGAAAGCTGGATCGCGATCTGCTCCTGGCGCGACAACTCCTTGTCTGTGTAAAGAATAAAAATCTTCTTTTTCCCCGCCGCCCTTTGCCCCTTGACCCGGTGGTTGCCCGAGAGAACTTTGTACTTACTGCCCTCTTTAAGACAGAACGGGGTTGATGTCAATCCGCCGTCTTTCTTGATGTTCTCCACCAGGTTTGCAAAGGTTTCGTGGGTCATGTAGCGAGCGTTTTTATCCAACAGGATCAGGTCATCGATATCCACGATGGCAACCTTGAACGGCATCCCTTGCGCGGCCAGTACGTCGTTTAGACGTTCGATTAGCTGGTCAGTTTCTGGGAGTGCTTGTTCTTCCACCAGTTGAGCGCCTCTTTCAGCGTCCATTTTCCCGCCTCCGCTATGTAATTTAGGCGACCGTCTTTACGGTCATGCAGATCGAATATGCCGCGGTACTTCATGCTCACTGCCTTGGTTGTAAACGCTGTTGTCCCTATCGTCTTAACCCGCGCATTGAGGCTGTTCTGGATGATTGTCCTTGTCTCCACAGAAAGCGCAGCCGCCAGGATCAGCTTTGATAGTCTCTTGTATACCGGTTGGCTAACGGCAAAGTCCGTCATCATGTAGGCATCGCACCAGCCGCCAAGATAGTTGGACTTGGAAAAGCTAACGCTCCAATTAACTTCCCACCAACTACTACCCCAAGGTTGATTTGGGCGGCCGCTGGCACTATCCCCTTAGAGAGGTACTGGCTCCGCAAAGTGTTCATCTGCCCCTGCGTCAGTCTCACCAGGGCCAACTCTCCTTCTATCTCCCCGTTTAGCCTCTCGATCGGCACCGGCTCGACTTTCTGGCGCGGCAAGGTGATCCTGCCTTTGCCTTCCCCTGCGTAAACATAGACGGGCTTACTGTGCATCCCCGTCCTCACTACCGACCGGAGATATTCTTCCATCTCCTCCACCCGGTGGTCTCTCAGAGTGACCCAGTGACTCTTTTGCATGATCAGCTCTGTAAACAGCATAAAGCTCATGTCATCGAATACCCTGTAATCGGGCCGGTCCCATTCAAAGACCTGGTCTATCTTTCTGTAAAGCCGCTCGTACCCGCCAGAGTTATGCATCAAATAACCTTCGCCTAAGTATGTGCGAGTCGAGGTTTCTATTGACTGGACTTCTTGTATTCCGACTGGTTCAACATGAGTAACTTTTACTGCTGGATTTCCTCTTGTTCTTATAGACGGCTCACTGGTTAACTCGTTATTTATTAGTTTGTCAATGAGTCGTATTGGCCGTATGGTTCCTAAAAAACTTAGGACCCCTTGCGTGCCACCATTTATGTCAATGGCCATCGAATTGTCCGTAGACCTTCTTTCGCGTATTGTAAAATCAATGCTTCTTGTACTGAGAAGATGAATTATTCTATCTAATACAATTCCTGGATTTTGTATAAAACTTAATCCAATGGCGCATCCTTTTTTTGTACGAGACCATCTTATAGATGCTTCCCCATCAAACATTCCGGCAATCCAACCTGCATCATAGGATAGATCCTCTTTCCATGTACTGACCGGCTTAATGACATAAGGTTTATTATCTATTAAATTATCTGCTCTCGTCCAAACATACGGACCTGCTCCATCGTATCCATGTCTTTTGGCTAACCATGGATGGTCTATTGTGCAGACAATAGAGTCACCATTTTCCAAATGAACACGTACACATTCTTTTTTTACAGGTTCAGATCTTAATACTTCTGCAACCCTCCAACATCTGCACCGTTTGCCCTTGGGAGCATATTCGTCAAAAGCAAACAGTTTATCCCCCACAGAAATATCGCCAGATGGAACCCATCTTAAATCTGCTGTTAAAATTCTTTCTTTCATGCCAAGGCAGTAGGTGGGCGGAAAGCTAATGGCTACACAATCATCCGGGGCCGCACCCATAAAGTTTAGAACGTCGCCGTCGTAGAAGGATTTTAACTGCACACCTTCCAGGGCTTTTAACACCCTCTCGGTAGTTTGAGCCTGTAGCTCTTTGAACCTGTTCATGTAAGCTTGATACATGCGCCTGTGATATGGTTCCGATCGCCCCGCGTAGTTGAATATCTCGCTGCACAGCAGAAGGGTAGAGATAAGCTCCGGCCCGGTCTGAATATACGGTTCAAGCCAAGCATACTCCGGATCAGCAATCTTTACTTTTAGCATCTGCCCGGTAAGGTGATAGCCAATAGCACAGCTATAAAGCGATACGTCGTTGCCGTGGATCTGGCTTATGCCGGCCTTTGATAAGATGCGTTCGACAGTGAAGTTACCTGAGCACCCGACGTAAATCTCTTTGCCTTTCCAGTTTTCTGACATCTCGTTTAAAATTGCCCGCAGGTCCTGATTAATACTACCGATGAACATAAATTCACCCCAAAATAAAAATGAGCCCCCGCCGTCAATGGCGAGGGCTTCAGTTTTTATAAGTTTATATCAAATTTAATAGGCTTATTTGCTCAACTGCCGGAGTTTTCTCCGGCTCCTTCCACTCTGGTATCCTTATTCCCAAATGCTTCTCAAGCCATTCTGCCACAACCCTTCTGTGGCAGAACACCCCTGGCTTTTCCCAGCATAAAAGGATGGCGCTTGGTCCAAGCTCCGCATATACTTGGGCTGGTTGAAGCTTCGACAGAACCTGCTTTTTATATAGCTCGGTAAATACCTCCTGGTCTTTCTCTTTAACCAGGGACCAGGGAGGAGCTAACTTTTTATAAACTTTACCTCGATAATACTTCGGAATTCCCTGACTTATAGCTACTGCCTCTGGCAATTTGGCAGCCTTACTACCGTAATATGAGGTTTGCAATAAATTAACACCTCGATTTTTAACGTATATTATAAGTTTACCATATAATATTAATATTTGCAATATATACGAAGATATATCTAATTGTTTAGTTTTTGGCCATCGTATTAAGATATTCTATTCTACTACTAAAAAACAGCTACTTCATCGCCCCACGCATCCCATCCCGGTCTTTGATACCTTGCAAAAAGCTCTATCTTTGGAGCTTCAATCCCTACCAGACGTTCAGCAATATCATATTGTGCATCAGGCTTTGCGCTGTGTATGATTCCGCCTTTTCTGGCCGGTGGCCTTGGCGCGATAATCGCACCAGGAATGCCTTTATCAAGTCTAAGCCTGCTGATCTTGCCTTTAAGGCAGACTAACAGTTTCTCGCTGCAGCTTCTAATCGAGTGACCACCGCTTACGTGATAAACAAACCTCTGAAGGCTATTATCCCACCTTGCTTTTATCCAGGGGATCGCGGTTGAGTAGCTGAATCCCCATGCCTTGATTACCGCCATAGGATGGGTAAACTTGATCGGGTGCATGCTCCATAGTAGCAGGATCGCGTCCTCATCCGCCAGTGATTTAACCCATTCGCCCATGGCGCATATATCTTCAAGGGTCATTGTGGGGTAAACCGGGCCTTTCTTTCGTTGGGGTCCGTTATATGATGGTGACAATCTCGTTCCCTGGTCATTATATCTCCAGGGCGGATCTGCAAGAATCAATTTGTATTTCCCCAAGAAGCAACCTGCTCCTCTCTTCTTTGATTTCGGCGAACGTCCTAACTTCCGGGTGTCTTTCCCTGAAGCGGCGCCAGCCGATAACGTGCTGCTCTCCGACATGATGCCAGTGACATAACGGCACTATATTTTTGGGGTCATCATCTCCGCCGCTGCCACGGCTTTTGATATGGGCAGCTTCAGCTGGATTCCTACACCCGTCTATACAGCATTTTTCGCGTCTGACCTCTGCCAACAAATCTGGGTCTTTCTTACGGAGTTTTTTCTGTAACACGTTCATTGGAGAACTCCTGTCCAATAATTTAATACATATACCCGAAAAATCTATTTTTATTGTACTATCGGGCATAAAAAAATGACCTCCTCTGAGGACACTTCCGCTTATATCGAATTTTAACATCAATCCGACACAAACACAAGTCCAATTTTATTAGATTATTCACTATAAAATCGCTTAAACTCCTGCAAATCCTTGGCTGGAACTTTTTTTATATGATTTCCCACTAGCTCAACAATATCCGTCACCCGCCTTTCTACTGTTTTATCACTGCACCCAAAAACTTTCCGTATATCCTTATAAGATAACCTCGCTAAAAACCGCATACGGTATATTTTGTTCTGCCTCGGGGTCATGCTTAAAATGGCCTTTTCGGTTGCGTCAATCACCGAGACTATGGCAGCCCTCTTAATTGCTATTCTTTCTGTCTTACTGCTTGGCATTGACGGCGCAGGTACTGGCACCATGCACATTGTCGCCCCCGGCTCGATCTTTTCGTAAGCCGCTTGAAGATATGGGAGAGAGTACAATACCCACCTTACAAACTTAGGCGAAATACTATCTTTTTCAGAAGGCTTGATAGGTTGCGACATTATCGAATCACGCCCCTGGGGTGAACCTGTCTCATTGCTCCCCTGGTTCTCTGCCACCTGTCATGCCGCATCAAAGAAATGATATCGTTTCGTGTCAGCTTTTCATCTATTATCTGCTTGTCTAGTTGATTATTTAGTAGGCCTAACTGGCGTAATAGCATGATAACCCAGGGCTGCTTAAAGAGAACATATTCGTAGATGGTCAACCTACCTACCCCCTTAAAATAGCTTCGCTTGTATGGGCACTCGCCCAAACAGTTCCCGCACTGCCCTTTTATCCTTCTCCGCCCTGATCCGACTCCGCCCTGATCCGAAGCGCCCAGACGGAAGTAAACCCCTGACCTCCTGCCGATGGCTCTGGCCACTTCTTCAGCCGCTGCTTTATTTAGGCTGACCACGTAATCGTGGCCATTCATTCCCTGGAAGAGTTGGGCCTTGTTAGTTGCCCTTTTGCTGAGTCTCATCATCTTCTGGCTTACTTTCTATAATCCAGGGCTTAGTCCGGTGCTTTCATACTCCGACAACTTATCCAGGTCCGCCTTCAGCCCACCATTGAAAACGAAATCCAAAACCTCTTTCTGTGTGAGCCCGTGGGTTTTGCTTCCGGCTACAGCCTCCGCGAGCTTTTCCAGAAGCGCCCGAACCTCCTCCGGGCTTAAGCCGCTGTCTTCGTAGGCGGCTAATTTTGCAAATGCTATCTTGTGTCCAATGCCTAACACTCGCGCTTCTCCATCGTTATATGTTGTCAACCTCTCGGCGGTCGCCTTTTTCTCTTCAAGGCATCGCTGGATGTCCTTTTCAATGATCTTCTTTTCGTCTGATGTTAGCTTGCTTTCGGTGCAAATAAAAGCATTTTGGGTCACGTGGCAAACCATATTTACTTTTCCCCTTTCTGATTTCTCCGTTTCTGTACCCGTTCCCTGAATTCTTCTGACGCCTTAAGACGCTTGGCCTGCTCCTCAGGAGGCAGAAGTTCAAATTCTAACGATGCAGCCTCACGGGAAAGCTTGCCGATAAAACCCCGTAGGAGGGTAAGGGCGACGCTCGCCTTGGTCTCCGTATCCTTCACATACTTTTCGCCGGTCTCAAGCTGCTCAAGGAGTTGCCGGCGCTCGTCGTCAGTGATCAGGTCGTAGCCGTAAGCGTCCTGAATTTCTGCCTCTGTTTTGTATTCACTGAGATCAGCTGCGCGCGCGGCCCGCTTGGATTTTTCGCGCTCGACCGTTGCCTCAAGTGTCTTTTCGACTCTCTCTAACTTTTTAACCAGGAGTCGGCGCCCCTCGGCGTCCAGTTTTAACCCATTGCCGATCTCGCGGTCGATGTCCTGCCTGGATAGCTTTCTCATAACTTCACACCTTCGTGCATTTTCGTTGAAATGTTCACCTGTCTTTAAACCGCTCAATCCTCGTATGCTGTATTGAGTTTGCAGTCTTTGCATTTTTCGCAAGGTTCGTCATCGTAACCGTTGGAATATCCTAGACACTTACCTAATTGTATTTCTGGTTCGCCAAGACCACGTTTCACAGCATTTTTTATAACCGCACAGTTTTCTATGGTACGCTTTGTCAAATAACTCACCTCTTCATTTTTTAACAGATTGAACATTTTTAACAATCACCGTATCTTTGGAACGTTCATTCATAGAGTCCTAAAAAGTCTGTAATCCGTTCAGTTAGATCTGTTTCTCTTCCGTAGCAGTTTTGTAATTCTTCTCTGGCTTCTTCAAGCAACTTCATGGCTTTTTCTAGCGCTTCTTTCACGGCTTGCGCCTCCTTCACATTTTTAACAAAGTTTGTAATTTGTTACTTTCTTTCCCATACAAACACTTCCGTCCTCGGCCTTACCGGATCGACTCTCATGTCCACCGGCTGCACATCTACCAGATCCCCGTTATCATCCACCAGAATACCGCCCCGAACCAGTGCATCCATAAGGAACTTCGGCGCCCAGTTGTCTGCCGGGTCCCTTCGGCGGTTGGTGCTGTGGTAGTAGACGATTTGCACAACAGCCCGTTCGTATCTCGGTAGATTTGCGCTTAGGGCTAGTAGGCGCACAGCCTCGTATAATTTCTTTTTATATCTCCCTTGCTTAGCCCAGTGCCAATTCTTCCAAACATTCAGCGACGGCGGTATGAACGGTATCTGTATCCACACGCCACCGGGGAACGTGTTGGCTTCCCATTGGCAAGTCTTTGTGGCTGTGCTTTTTAAGGTTGTGTCTGGTTTCTTTCTGCCGATAAGTCCGAGCGCCGCCGCCTCGCGTTTACTTAACACGATCATGCTTAACACGCCTTTTGGGACTGGTTTTGAATTTCGTCTTTGGGGCTTCCGGCTCTTTAACCCTGCATTCGGCTTTTACTTTGACCTTATATTTATAATCCTCTTCATAAAACCTCTTATCATAGTGGCCATCGTCATTGACATAAATAATACATAGCGGCTCGCAGCCGGCTACCCGTTTCTTGCAGTCCAGGCACATTACAACTTTTGCCATTTCTTCAAAGGTGATCTGCTTTGTGGTTTTGATTATTTTCGCTGGTTTGGACACCTTAACCCCTCCTGTTTATTTTTTAGTTGGTCAACTAAAAGTCGCTTCCGGTTCAGCCTCTGGCCTAACTTCATCCTCCAAGAAATTAACATCAATCTCAATATCCACCCTGTTTTGGTCTAGTTTTAGCAGGTAGATCTTAAATTCATCCAGGTGTCTTAGTGACCTGATGGAAGTATCTGCACTCACTGTCACATGCCATGGAAATCTATCGAACTTGAAGAGCCTGAGCTCATAGTTGAGCTTTTCATCTTTTTCGCACTCGAAAATAACTCTCGCGTTCTGGAAGCTGCTCCAAGGTCGTTTATCTTCATGCTCTACCTCCATAGCTACATAAACATATTCATATCTTGGTTTATCGTCTATATCTACTTCCAGGTCGCTAGTGTCAACATCCTTTGCTATATGCTTTTTGAACTCCTCAAAGATGTCCGTCAGCTTGACAACCTTCGGGAACTCTCGGTCAGTCATGAGCTTCTTAAAGTTATCCAGCATTTTCTTATGGTTCAGGGCTGTATGTTTGAGAATTTCAGTAAGTACGGCATCAAGTTTTACTATATACTCAGAGTAGTCATAGTCTTCGAGTTGATTTATCATTACCGCTTTAATCTTATCCTGAATGACCTTTGTGACATCACCGTAGTTTCCCATAAGGTTTTCCAAGGCTTTATTGATACCTTTTTCCAGATTTTCAGCTACCAGTTTTTCAATTATGCCTTCTGCCAGCTTTGTAGTGATTACATCGTTGATTGATTTTTCAATACTCATTAAATTCACTCACTTTCTTTTGGTTTTCAAATATCACAACAGTTTTATAATCAGGCACATATGCCTTTGCAGTTTGCTTTTGGTTCCATTGCTCAATAAATTCATGCAATTCTTTTAAATCCACAACGTCCCGGTCGTATTCAAATTCCTCGTACATTTCTTCTGAAGCCATTTCAATCATGCGATCAACATCAATCCCAAAGTTGATTTCCTTGCACCCGAATGCCCATTTTGGATATACAATTTCAGATTCCGGGATACCATCGTCGAACGCCCTGTTATATACGTCTTCCATAAGTTCTTCAAGGTCGGAATAGTATTCATCAGTATCTTCACTATAAAACATAGCGACTTTGTAATCTTTATAAGGTATTTTTTGGGCATTGTCGTAATATTCCTTTGTCTTACAGCCATGACATATCATCCATGGCTTTTTAATCTCAATACCACATACCCTGCAAGTATTGTTTTCTGGCACTTCCTTGCAGCAATCTTCTGCTGCTTTTTCGCTTAAATATGCCTTTTTACATTTTTCACATTTATATGCTTTGACTTCTATGGGCATAGAGGCTACCCCCTTGTTAAATTTTTAGTTCAATTCCGGAAACTCGCTCCATTCGCTGCCATCCAGCAGGCGGCCGGCAGTTTTCTTGCCGACTCTCCGGAAATACATAACCCTTTCACCATGGAATCCACACCCTCCGGCCAAATTTAAACGACAAATGCCCGGTTTTTCCCTCGGTATATTCCGCCAATCAGGATCATCTTTATCTCGATCATAAAATGACTGCCATTCACCCCACTGTTTGAAGAAAAACGGCACCCCCGCCGCCTGACACTGGTAGCTCAGACTCCGAACCCAATCCGGGTGCATGGGCCGGGCATTAGGGCCAGTCTCTCCGCCAATCACAACCCAATTGATTGTCGTAATTGGGCCGTCATACCCTCCAACTGCCCTTCCCCACCCATTCAGCACATCAAGTGAATCCCCGTTTTCGTCGATGACTTCCATGAGATTGATGGGACCTAATAGTGGTTCGCAACTCACAAACCTTACCGCTGCCGGTATCTGTAGCAGGATCGATATCCGCATGTCGGCCTGCTCCTGGTTCTCGGCGGTTACGCCAAGCCAGATATTATCCGGTAAGCTAGGTGGAGATCCTGCCCATCCTTCACCTTTTCCAGTAATCGAAAAGTATGGCCCAGGGATGGTCGTTCCGGAACGTAACCGCTTATAAACTTCTAGCATTCGCTCTGGCCGCTTGGTCAGCACCATAAAAGTATGATGTTTCGCCTTAGCCATCACATTGAATATTTGCATAATATCGTAGGGGTCAACGTCCTGATGAAACAGGTCCCCCATGCTACAGACGAACACCCGACGCGGCTTTTTCCACTTCAATGGCTCATTAAGCCTTTCCGGATGTAACGTCACTTGGAATGGCTTCTCCTTCGGGTACCCGCACCTGCCCCGGAGCCTCTGAGCCATGCGTTCTGCGTAACAGTTCTGGCAGCCGGGACTGATCTTTGTGCAGCCGGTAACTGGATTCCAAACAGCATCCGCCCATTCTATTTTTGTGTTAGCCATCGGCTGACACCTCCACCAATTCTATATCCTCAGGCATCACCCGGATCGTTCTGGCCATATTGACGGCTATCAGGTATGATCGTATATGGCGGGTTGGTTTAAACGAGTACCCCTCGTCATATCCCTGGTATTCCGAAAAGCCTTCTTTAAGTGTCCTTACTCCTACCACAACCCCTTCAATTGGGTTTTTAAGGGGAGTTCTTTTCCACTCTCGAAAAGGCTCATGGTATCCACGCCTGGAAGGGTTAGGTTTTGTTGTTTTGATTAATAAAAGTTCCGCATTAACTCTGACCTTATTACCTAATTTACACATCGCCTGACACCTCCCTATTTCGTACCCACCCATTCGCTATAAGCACATGAGTCGGGCAAAAATGTATATCTTGCCATTCCGCGCCCTGCTTGATAGCATGCTTCTGGCATAGAGGCTGGTCGCAAGTCTTGCGCTTCCCAACAGGGTAATCACATAGAGCTAATGCCAAACTGCCACATACAGAGCAGGCTTCAACGCCTTTACCGCAGATAAATATAACACCGCCATCCTTATATCGTTCAACCGCGCAGCCCATCGCCAACCACCTCCAATACCTCATATGCCTTCCTCGCCATCGCATCCCACTCTTTGGCCGCCTTCTCCTCCCCGGCCTCCTGAAGGGCGATTACTCTGCCAGCCAGGGCTGGGTAGATGTCGTTTAGGGTGTCCCTCATTAGCTTGTAGCGGTCAGCGTAGGCCTGGCAATCATTAGAGTGGGCTTGCTTAATATCTCGCAGAACTGCCCTGTATTCCGATAAGTGCTCCTCGTGACCGCTATAATTTGTAAATGGGTTTAGAGGGCACCTCATTGCATGGAATTCCATTATTGCTACTGCTCTTTCACACAGCTTTTGAAATATCGTAACCCCTGCCTCTTTCTGCTCTAATTCGTCCTTAAGTCGCTTAATCAGGTCAACCTCAGTATCAGTGTAGATGTCCTCGACGATCATTGCAAGTAGACCGTTCTCGTCCTTTAGCCTGGCGTTTTTGGCCTCCAGATCTAACACCCTGGCCGCCAAGTGGTCTCGCTCTGATCGCAATAAAGTAAACTGGCTCTCAATTGTCATCCAACCCGCCTCCGTTCGTTGTCAAGCGCCCTGTAATACTCGTTAATCAACCTGTCAACCACCAGGCTTTGCTTGTATGCCTCGGGTGTACCCAGGTGCAACAAGTTTAACTTGCTGCGCTCCTTCTGTATCTGGTGGTAGATTTGATCGGGGTTCATCCAGTGGCCACCTACCTTTCCTATTTTTACGAAGCTTTAAGCCATGTTTGCACTTCCTCCGGAACGCTCCATTTCCACAGCCCCTGCCTACCGATAGCCTTGATCGGAGTTTCCAGCTTTCGGATGTCATCCATAATCCAAGCATATCTTCCTACCCGGTAATCTCCGAAAGCCCTCTCGTTTCCCTTAGGTATGCCCTGGATAAATGTTTCATTGGTCGTGTGGTCTATCCCGGCCATGTATCCATGGGCGATCTCCATGATGTCCCTTAACTTGCAGAACCCAATAACGCAGCCGAACGGCAGGTTATCAGGCGTAAACCCATGTTTTTCAAGCGCCTCCTTGAATGGTGATCGATTACATAATTGTTGCTGCTCATTTGTAAACCTAAGCGTTGAATGGATAGCGAGCAAACCCCTGTAGGAGGTCGCCCAGGAACGTGTCTCAATCAGTTTTTCTTTTAAGACCACCAGAGAAGCCCATGGCTGCCACAAGGATAAAACCGGGATTTGCATGGCTATATCACTCCCTCCACGTTAGTATAGTTACTGTATCTCCGGCAGCGATTTTATTGCGGATCCAATCAACTGACGAACATCAGCCGGTAGCACTGCTTCTTGCCGCACATTCCCGGCGTGTTCTTCATACGCCCGGCGAAATTGCCCGCGGATCACGTCAACTTCTTCGCAAATACAAATCTCTTGCCAACCGATCCACCGTACCACTTGCGCTGTAGCAGGCGACAAAGATGCAAGAGCCTCTTCTTCGCGGTAGTAACCATACCGCCTGATAGCTTGTACTACCTCGCCCCAGGCTTCGGCGGCTGATGGTATTGCCGGGTTTACTATACTTGCGGCGGCTTCTCTGATTTCCGCTACCGTTGGGAAGAATCTTGCCGTTGCCAGGACTTTTATCAAAGCACTTTCTGCTATCTCGTATGGGATGTCGGAAAGCATTTTTTCCCAAAGGGCTACTGTTGGACCCATATCTTTATCCTGTATCCCTGGGTAATTAGCCAACGCAAGTGTCACCAGTGTTGCAATTTCATCAGTTTTCATAGGTTTTACTCCTTTCTACAGCTGCTTGAATAGTGGCAAAGCCGCGGGGCATAGGTTTGGCTTGACGCCCACCTTTTTGTTCTTCTTCCTCCAACCTCACGATCACCCAATTCAATATTGCTCGGTAATCAGATTTATAAGTCGCCCCTTTTGCCCCTTTGTAGTTATCAAGGATTTCAATGCACCGTTTGGCTCTTTCCTCGCTGCCGAGTCTCGCTACAAGTGACGAGTATTCGTCATTGGTCAAGCTGACAAAGTCGGCAAATTTGGTTTTAAGGGGGGTAGGGGGGTTAAGATCTTTTTTCTTTAATTTCTTCTCATTCTTTTCATTCTTGTTTGTCCGTTTTTGTGCCGTTTCTGTGTCGTTTTTGTTATGTTTTTGTGCCGTTTCTGTGTCGTTTGGATTGTTGTATAAGTCATAATTTACAAGGGTTATGGTCGTCTTTTTTGTGTCGCTTTTTTGGGTGATCATTTCTTCAAATTCAAGCACTTCCATAAATTTATCTAATTTTGTATTTGACCACCCGAACAACTCACATAGTTTTCTTTTTGAGGTTATGAAACTACCTCTTTTTACCACAATGATGTTACCGTTAAACAAAATCTTTTTATCTGCATGATTAGCTTGAAGGATGAAATATATCCATGCTTCAAACCTGCTATAAACCCTTTTTTCAAGGAAAAATTTATGGTCTTGTATTTTTCTGTATAGCTTAATCCAACCACCTTCAGCCATATTTGCACCACCACCGGCTCTTTATGGCTTCCTACCCTGGGATTTAACCCAGGGTAGACGTTTGCCTATTCTTGTGTTCCGTTATCTTCCGCTGGCATCATTTGACCATATTTTTCTTCTGCCTTCTTAATTACCGTGTTAATCGCCTTAATAACACCTTTTAGAAGGCTCGGTGTCGCCTGTCTGATGTCTTCAATCCGTAAATATTCGCAAACCGTTACTTCGGCGGCAGCCTTAAATATTGCCTCGTCGTATTCTTTTACTGCAGCGTGATCGGCAAGTTTGTCGTACATCTCCGTTAATAAATTTAAAGTTTCCTCGTCCATGATTGCTGCGGCTTGCTGGTTTCCGATAGTTTGAGCAGGTGTTCCGGTATCTTCAGTAGTGACAGCCTCCCTTAATGCCTCAGATGCGGCCTGTTGCGGCAGTGTCTCTTTACCCTGCTGGGTGGATTCCGTAAACTCCGCCTCTATTGTCACGGTGCTCTGGTCGATGGGCATGGTTGGAAGGTTATCAGTATCCACTGCCATTTCTTCAGGCGCATACATACCAGAGAATTCTTCTGGAATTGCCTCACGTAGGGCCTGGACTAAGGCGACTTTCCTGATCATGGTTGCGGGCATCTTCTTCCAGTTGGCCATAACTTCGCCGTTCTTTTTCTTCCGCTCGTACTCCTCAAAGGATACTACTGTCTCCATCGGGATCTTCCAGTCCTTGCGGTAGATTTTAGCCCATCCTCCAACCAAGTTTTCACCCTTTAGAACCAATGCTCCGTTACGGTGGGCAAGCTCGCCATCCTTAGTGACTACAACCACTCCTGCCTCCCAGCCTTCGATTTGTTTTGAACTAGAGGCACGCTTGGTAAACAGGTCTTTTCCTGTCACCATTGTGGCCGGGTCAGTCCCGAACTTAATGAGATAGCAGTCCCGAATGAATGGGTTCAATTTTTGATATTTGCAGAGCATCATGAAGACCATAACTTCTTGGTCTGTAACCTTGTCAGGTTCCCCGGAAACCAAGTATTTTTTAACAATACCTGGGGTAAGTTTAACCTGCCCCTGGGCTGTTTCGTATGCCAACTCCAGCATATTTCTGGGTTTTTGCTGTGCCGCTGTTACTGACATATAGTCAACCTCCTAAAATTAAAGAAATTTTGGCCCGGCCCAAACCGGGCCTATGGAGAGGATGAATATGGCTATTTACTTGCCGCGCCGCCGCCCATCTGGGCCAGGGTTTCAGGCCCTGGTTGTCCGTCGCGCACAGCACAGCTAACATATTACCTTACCCGTACTGACATAGAGTCTTCCTGGTAAATACGGATTCCTGGAATCTCTCTTATCCCAGCCTTAATGACTGCGCGGATCTTCTTTTCGTCCGGGGACATATATTCACGGGGAATAAGACTTTCGTTTACGATCTCGAACTTCCACTCCTTGGAGAAGGCTGCGGAGCCAATAATAGATCTTGCTGCTTTCGGAACCTCTGTGGCGGGGGCACGCATTATGATCGGAGGTGGAGGTGGAAGTTCATTTGCTTCAGCCAGGGCTGCTAGTCGTTCTTGCTCAGCCCTTGCTTCCGCCTGAAGTCTTGCCTCTTCCTCTCGGCGTTTTCTCTCCAATTCCTGCCTATAGGCGAGAACCTTGTTTTTCAATATTGTAGTTGCCCTTTGAAGTGGTACACTGTAAAGCTTAAAGCGGTCGTTGATATTTTTGACATGGTCATTCAGCGGCTTAACCAGGAATTTACGTTGCTCCTCCAGGTTCTTTTCGCTGATCTTGATAACTGCCATCAGGTCGGTGGCCGCCTTCATGTCCTCATCTGATGCTACGATCATGTTCTTCGCCTTATGTTCCAGTATTTCGGCTTCATGAGCCATTTGTTGCTCCTTGACAAGTTGGACATCATCCCGCTTTGGTGATTCTGATAATCTCACGCTCATTTAACGAATCCTCCTCGAAATATTTATAGAGATTCAAACAACAAAGGAAATAGTTGAAATCATTGGTGTTTTCAAACTCCTTGATAGATGCCGGCCTGTTCGGATATTTTTTGTCCAGATGTAATGCGATTCTTCTGCGGGTTTTGATTCCGTGCTCCAAAAGGGCGCCCTGGTAGGCTGCCAACTGAAGAGCGTGGTCAAGCCATATCGCCCCTGTTTTGATATCGATCACACTGGGACTTGTCCTGTCTCCCTTTAGGATTGCGACCAGGTCAGTAGTTCCTGCATAACCGTGCTTCAATGACCATATGGGCTTCTCCGCGCATATCACTTCTTTTACTGTCGCCATAAACCATTCGTTGAAAGCGTTTGCAATCGGATTGTCTTCGATGGAGTCAAAATTCACTCCGGTGTCCTGATAGAACCAGACAATCGTATTACATCTCTCATGGGTCTCCGTTCCGAGTTTCGCCGCATCCTCCATTGCCTTGTCAGCCGCCTTGTTTCCTACTCTCCCCCTCCATATTTCAAGATTTTTCTTACGGATAATAGAAAGCACCGTGGTAACTGAAGGGTAAAGCTTTCCGTCAATTTCATAGAATCGATCCACTACACCATCACTTCCCGGCGCCCCAGGTGCTTGTTAACCGCCACACCAATCGCGCGCGACTCTTCGGTCGCCCAGGTAAACATCGGGGAGCGTGGCATTAGCTTTGTCCAGGATCTCATGATCTGGAGATACTGCCTAAACTCCCTTATTCCACCTGTAAAATGTGCAATTTTCTCTTGCTTCTTGACTTTCACTGTGATACACTCTCCATAGGGTTTATTTTGCGGCTTTGAAAGCCGTTTTTTCTTTTTCTGGGATAAAATATTGGTGCTCAATTAATTCCTGCTGATGCTGATCCCAGACTTCCGCAAGGCTCATATTATACTCCTTAAATACTCTACCCATCGCGTTTTCATTTGCAGTCTCAGCCTCACAACACTCCAAACCCCATTCTTTTAACTTTTGCCTGTCCTCATCGGTTGCCCGTTTTGGTCCTTTAATTAGGATAGGGACTACCTCCCCAGTTTTTTCGACAACTTCTCTGAATTCTTCCAACATTTTCATAACACAAGTCAAGGGATGGTCATCGATGTTGTTCAAATAAACTGGTCCCACTCCGCTGGCTTCGCGCTGAAATGCGGTATATACCGCACTGTGGTCTATAAACCTAGCGATCCTCGGAGAAACATCTTGCGGTACCCTCCTGCGGCCTGTCTCAATAGCCGCTATTAGTTCCCGCGATACGTTAAACTTCCTGGCTAGTTTTTCTTGGCTTATTGGGCGAAATTTCTTTATCACTGTACCAACCGATATCACAATCACCCCCTTTCTGTACCATAAATGGGTCTGGTTTGGTATAAGCTTTTAATGTATGTTGTGATTAGCGGATACAGCCACCGCTCTTAAAATACTCAGCCCATTTATACCGCTTTCTTCGTTGATATTTCTTATCCAGGAAACACTTTTGGAGTGCATGATAAGTGCGAATTAATTGGGCTATCACCGTGGTTTACCCTCCTTTCGCTGAGGATTTAATTAGACAACTAAGTGAGGTGTCAAAATGCATCTGGAATTGGAGATTGATGCTCAATACTGCTAGGCCATCTATCAAAGAAATAACATTAATTTTCAGTTCCTGTGCGCTTTATAACCTTAGTTTTCTTAAGAAAAAGAGCATCCGGGGTAGTGTTTAGAGCGTCTGCGATCTTGGCGGCCATTTCGTATGTAAGTCTTATATTTCCGCGTCCGAGCTCGGACATATATTGTTTAGATTTACCAACACGTTTGCCGAGTTCCTTAAGTGTGATATTTCCGTGATTCTTACAGATTTTAAGTAGCCAATGCATAAAACTCACCTCTTTTAGTCAATAATAATTGTACTTAAGTAAATATTAGTCTAGTTTTATTGTACTGTCAATAAAAAATCGACTAATTTTAGAAAAACCCCTTTGCTGTCCAAATATTTTGGACTATAATACTACTGGATGATAGCCTAAGAGAGGATGATAAATAATGAATGACGATAAGTGCTTCGGTAAAAGGCTCAAAGAATTAAGAGAAGGAAGAGGTTTGACTCAGGAACAACTCGGTGAGTTGTTCAACCTATCTAAGCAATCAATCTCAACCTACGAAAAAGGAAACAGCAAACCAAAGCAACACACTCTGATCGCTTTTGCAGAATATTTTGGCGTAACTTCTGATTACCTACTGTGTCGCACAGACGACCCCACGCCGCCTGGTAAGAGTACGAGAATAAACTTTGATGAGTATGTACTGCAAGCCCAGACTTTAGCTGACTCCCTGCTCCGCATTGCTGAGCTTGATGATAAATACGCGCTTGATGAAGAGACTTTTATGCGCTTGTCACAATTAGCTCATGGCAAACATGGCTTAACAAAAGCAAAAGGCGCCGATAAAGCAGCCGGTGGAGTGAAATCTCCTAATACAGGAGCGCTAGACGGAGATGATAGCGATGATAACAACTGACAGACTGTTTTTTTGGGCTAGACTATTCGGGATCACCGTTGTTTTTAAAAATCTCCAAAAAAAACACCCTGGACTTTTAGGTGTCGCGGATGCGGAGAACATGAGAGTAACGCTGGACTCGTCGCTTAAAAATACCCCTCTTCAACTCCGATGCATACTTGCAGAGGAAATAGGTCACATTCTTTTTCCACCAAGACCAGGACACATAAGATACCATTCAAGAGGATTTTGGGATATCGACCACTACGAACGAAGCAATATCAAACATATTGTTGCCCAGGACGAACGCAAGGCGATCGACTGGGCAACTAATATTTTACTGCCAAATGTCGAATTATCTCACATTATGTCTATTGGTGCTAGAAATATTTACGAGTTAGCTGACTATTATGATGTTGAGCCTTGGTTTATGGCTTTCAAGATCAATTACCTCAAGAGGAAAGCCCGAACCCATGGCGAAAAAGTTAGATGGAAAGATATTCTAAAAAAGGGACCTAGAGAAAACAATCTAAAACGTGATATATAA